ACCCACACCAACGGCATTTGAGAGATGCCGTAAACTCATAAGAGGGTCATAATGACTCCACCAGGTCTAGTTTTCAGACGATACCGAGTCTCTAACATAACAAGAATCACTATCTGAATCTAACCAGCAAGTGTATTCAAAGTCCTCCATAGCAGTCATCAATTGCAATTCATTATCGCAGAGATAAATGTCTTTGTAACGACCGGTATATGAATCTGCTTTTTGAATGCGACAATCTGGTTTACCATTGATTTCCAAAGTGCCAACTTGGATATAACGATAAGGAGACCGTTCAAGAAGAACGGTTGGTTTTTGCACAACATTCATCAGGCAACCTCAACAGAAATTTTTAGATCAGAATACAAACAGTCCATCATGATTTCATAATCATCAAGTGGATCACCAGAGAAAATTACTCCATTAGATTCATAATATTTACGAACCTTCTTAAATAATTTTGGACTTTTTACATCTAAGAAAATTTCACCTTTTGCTGCATTACGAAGAGTTTCTAAATCTCTGGTTTTAAATTTTTCTGTGAGTGCCATTGTCCGTTTTGATTACCTGTATATTATACAGTACTGTGATTATGTAGTCAAGTAAAAGTAGGTTTCTATCGCCGATGCTTCTGAACCTACCAAAGGGAAGCACTGCAGTTGATTTCTCAACTTACATATTATACTACCTCTAGTGCCCTCTGTCAAATGGTGCCCAGTGCTGCCAATTATATTTGTGGACTGCCCACATTCCTATAATAGGAACGAAGATAAGACACCATGCCAAAAATCCACAACCCCATGGATTGTTTAATACTGTTCCACAAAACCTAGCAAAATGTAACATTATTCTTGTAAAATTGAAAGGATAAAAAGAAATAAACCGAATGAGCAATAAAATATTATGAAGGTAATGACCATATTTTCCATAGTTCTAAAAAGTAACGATCAACTTGATATAAGTCTTTAGTAGGTGGAGATTCATCAATATTTTCAGACCACTCCTCACATAATATTCTCATCTCACATGTTATTCTATTTGGTGTGAACATTCTACCAAATGAGGACATGGCAAACGCATGTCTCATCTTAATGCGATGTTCCATTTCCGTCATATTTGTCACTTTCATAGTAGATATTTTCACCTTTTCTGTGCCCGAAATAGATGGTGGCACATAGAAAGGGTATCGTTCCCCAGAGTAAGACATCTGCTAAAGTCATATGACATTTCCTGGTGATAGAGATTGGAAAATTTTAGAACAAGCATTGATAGCATAAGGTGCTCCATATACTCCGGAGAAGATATAAGATATACCCAACTTAGAGCAGTACTTCTCAAGTTCCTGACATTTTGTTATGTCACTGGTACTGTAATCAATAATAATATCACCCTCTTCAAGTAAAGGTAGCAACTCATCAAGTGTGTCTTCTGCCTTTTGTTCTGGAAGTGTAATCTGAAAGATGCCAGGAACTTTTCCAGCACTAGTGTATCTAAGACCGTCAGATTTAACTGCCTGAACAAGATACTCTAGTGAAGTTACACATCCACTAATATATCCTGCTTCATATTGACCACAGGCATTCTCATAACTACTGCTACTATAACCCCAAACTTCAATTCCCTTTTCAATCATACGACGGGAAATACCTTCACCAGTACGACCCAAACCAATCATTCCAACTTTCATAAAATTCTCCTATAGTTTAATTTGTAACCATGGTAATAGTGGAGGAATAACTCCAATCAATCTGAGAAGGCCCTCAGCAAATAAGCATAAGACAACCCACCCAACACACATGCTGATAATACCTGCATTTCTATTGTGTCTCCGAATAGCATCGTCAATCATCTCCTGACACTCCTTTAGAGTGACATATTGTTCTTTTGATTCTATATCATTCTGTTGATGTATCATTTTTCATCATTTTATCAATAGGATCTGGTGATCCTCCAACAATTGCACATGCTCTCTGATAAAAGAAGTTGTTGGTATTTCCAGATGACTCAAAAGTCTCTTTGACTTTCACCCAGTTATTGTAGGTATGCTCGTCCATTTCCTTTAATTAAAATCTATATTAGCTATAATAGTTACTAATTTGAATTTGTCAACTTATTTTGATTTCCTAATATTACCTAACTTCAAAATTCATTTTACGAACTTTACGTTGCTTTCTTTGTTCCTGCCACAAAATATCTTCTTGTGAAAGAACTGACTTTTTATTTTTAGATTGATAAGAGTTTAACATAACAATATTCGAAAAGTCAATTGCTGAAATCTTATCACCACGAATGGTTGCCATATTCGGACAACCACAACAAACTGTCTTACTTGGATGTCCTTCCAATTCCTTTCCACAGGAACGACACCTAATCTTTATATTTTCCATTGTATAATTCTTTATAAGTCTTCAGTTTTCAATTATTTATAATTTTTCTTCTAATATATATTCTACCGTATTGGCAACATCATTCATTGCATCTCGCAATTTCTCACGTTGTCCGGCATGTTGTTCTACTTTCGTAACACCATTTCTAAATTCTTCACAGAGAGTCCATCTCCATTGACTCATACCCTTAGAGTACCAAAGATTAATTTTCATTTGTAGAAAAGTCGTCTACGCGACTATTTAGTTCTCCCATCTTACGAATCAATTGCGTGTGTTCATTTTCCATTTCCTCAATACGAAACTGTAGCATCTCAATCATATCATAGATGTTATCGCAGTCTGCAATTTTTTGTTCCGACTTTTTCATTTTCTTTTTCATAAAAAAAGGGGGGACTACTGTCCCCCACTATACTTATATTATTCGATACTGTCAACAGCAGCAAGTGCTTTCTGTCTCAGATCCTCAGGAAGAGGAACATAACCAAGACCATCAGACATTGCCTGTGCCTTCTCACTCAACATATAACGAAGAGTTTCTTTCACACCAACCTTGGACTCAGGATACGCTAGGATCCAAGTAAGGGAGACAATAGGATATGCATTGGCACCAGCAGGGTTAGCGTCAGCACCACGAAGCTGATCGTCAAGGATGATTCTCGATAGACCTGCTGCAGATGTTTCAGCATTTGCTTTGACATAGTTACCTGCCTTGTTTTGTATTGCAACTTGTTGGAAGTCACTGTTTACAACATAACCATAGTTCAGGTAACCAATGGAACCAGGAACCTGTTTAACTTGTGCGGCAACACCAGAGTTACCTTTACCACCAACACCAGTAGGCCACTTTACTGCCTTACCCGTGCCAACAGTTTCTTCCCATTCAAGAGAGAATGCTGATAGTGAGTTAGTGAAACCTTTTGTGGTGCCACTACCATCAGAACGGAATACAGGAAGAATAGTTTTACTTTCACATCCAAAGGTAGACCAGTTAGTAATCTTACCAAGATATACATCAGCAAGTTGTGTCTGTGTCATCTTGGCATCACAACCAGGATAGTTGTAAGCAGGAACAATAGCACCACCAGTCATAGGAATGTGGACCATTGGAATCTTCTGCTTCTCATCACTTACAGCACCATCACTGGCACCAAAGTCAACAGTTTTAGCAACATACTGACGGACACCAGATCCACTACCAACTGCTTGATAGTTTACTTGGTTTCCAGTTTCACTTGCCATGGTTTGAAACCATGCTTGATACAATGGTGCAGGGAATGTAGCACCTGCTCCACTTAGTTGAAATGTTTCCTTAGATCCACCACAGGCAACCATAAGAGGAATAGTTGCTGTAGCTGCTGCAATTGCTTTAAGTTTCATTATCTAATCCTCAGAACTTATACTTGGTGCCGACTTCAACTTTCCAATCACGAGTAGAATCATCTTGGAAAATGTTCTCCCACTTACCATAAGCACTGAAATTATCAGTGATCTTTACTTTACTACCAAGTTCAAGAGCAGTAAAACCTTCTTGCTCACCACCATCAGGAACAGATACTCCAGCACCACCTTCGATGTATGGAGCAAAGTTTCCTGTCTTCCACTCATATCCTACACGTCCTTGGTGGACTTGCTTACTGAACTCCTCATCAGTTCCTTTGAACTCGGACTTGGACTCTACATATGGACCTGCCATGGCGGGGACGGAGATCGCCAAACCGAGCAGGGCAACTGCGAATGCTTTCATTTGTTTTTTGTGTAATGTGATTACTTGGTTATTATAACAGACCCATTCAGATCTGTCTTTAAGTAAAAATTAAGTTGACTTAAAGTAAACCTCAGTATATAGAGTGGGTTATACTAATTTTAACCACCCCTA